CGTCTGGCACGCGTTCTTCCATCGGAACACCTACAAGACAACACCAGTGAAAATATAAACAATACATTCCACATTCAGAATCCTCATGTTGATGTTTAGTTTTATTATAAGTCAATTCAGTTGCTTTAGAATGAAGTCTTGTAGCATCCCACTGCTCTTTCCATCGAAACATAAGTCGTTGAATCTCTGGCTCTGGAGCTTTTGAATAAGAATCAAAATAGGTAATGCGAGCATTTTCATACTTAGTATTCAAATCGGCATACAAAGCAATCCAGTGTTGTCCCGGACCAGTGCTTACATCAGTATTAAAAACAATTCCAATACGGCGAGCACCTTTATCGTATAAATCTTTGATTTTAATCGAGCAGAGAGAATCTACAATACACTTGCCAGTTTGAGACTTCTTATCAAAATCAATAGGAATAGCTCCAAGATACTTATACTTTGTGAATACATGCATAAACTCTTTTTCAACCGCATCAATATCTAAAGAAGATAACCATTCTTCAGGATTTGAAACCCATTCTTCAGGAGCCTTCTGCTTTTTAAGCATGTGTGCTACAATACATTCAGCTGTACCTGCGCTACACTTTGCATGTAGTCTTTGACGAATGTCATTCCATATCTTTGTGAGAGTTCCTTTGGGAATAGGTTTTTCACTCCTATGTTCTTCGTTATAGACTTTTCGTAGGTTTTCTACCTCATCGGCATCCATTATCTTGAAAACGGATTATGTTTAATGCGAGAAGTAACTGATTAGACAATGGAAGAATTAAATAACCTTAAGCGATGCGTCAAGGAATACCGTGATGTTGACAATCAAATTCGAGCTCTTAATAAGCAGGTTTATGAAAAGCGTGAGACTCGAAAGATTGTGGAGATGGAAATGGTAGAGCTTGTGAAACTTCCATTCTTCTCTGGTGTTGACAGATTAAAGATTGACGATGATGGGTCCTACATTCAAATTCATAGACCAGAAACCTACTCGAAAGCATGGAGTCTTTCTAAAAAGGAGTTAGAAGAGCTACATAGAGCATACTTTGCCTCTACTAAAAATCCTACAGCAGAAGGATGCACGACATATGTTATCGAGAATCGTAAGACTTCATTAGTTGCACGAGAATTTGATTTTAATCGTGTGGTAAAAGAGTAAGGGATGGATGTTGATCGTCCAATACAAAGACAAACAAGTGTTGCGCCTGGAACAGCATATGGAGTTGATTCTTTAGAACCATTAACAGCCGAAGAACAGCAGTTTGTTCGAGAAATGGAAGCTGAGATGGCCAAGGATGATATTGAAACGCCAAAAAGAATTTCAAAAGCATATCAATTTTGGGGAGTCGCTGAAGAGTTTGGTCCGGGTAGGCTTTTTAATTTCTGGACAGATGTTGCTAAAAAATCTTTGGCACAAGATCCAACAAATATAAGAAAATTCGTAGTTGCATATTTGTTTTACATGTCTATCTTAACATTCAATGCAACTAATAAATATACTAGAGGAGCACATCGTCATCTCGGTAGCGATCCAAAAGCACAAGGTATAAGAAGCAACTTATGGGAAAAACTAAAAGCTATGGACCAATGTGGAGGAATAATAGGTTTCCCAAAAGCAACCGAGAAATGCTGGTTATGTGGATTTGGACAAAGAGATTATCCTAAACGTGATATACCATCTAGTGTTGCATGGCAATGTGAACACGTTTTACCATTATGCGTGGCCCTTCTTTTCTTTGATGTCCCACAGCGAGCTGACGATCGCTTAAAGGATTATAATTATGCGTTAAATTATGGATGGGCGCATGCAGAATGTAATCGCTTAAAAAGCTCGTATTGTTTTTCCGAGATATTCGAACCAGGCAGTATAAAGTTATATAATACACCTCAGCCAAATGGACAGTGGATTCAGGCATATGTAAACGATCTTGGACTTTTACTTGGAATAAAAAGTCATGTATGGAATGCTGACCGAGTGCACGAAATCATTCGAAGATCAGTTCAATTATCCACTCATATACTTGATTTATATATTAAAGAACCAAAAACTATATTTCCAGAATTTAATATTCGCGACAGTAGAATTGTGAGATCATTTGGAAATATAGATCGTACATTCCGGTTGGCATACCAGAATGATATTAAGGACGATGAAATCAGAAGAGCTATTGATAGTCAACGAGTTCAAATATTTACACTAAATACACCATCATTATGCCTTGCAGATATAAAATCTGTTATAGTTGGTTTACCAGCAGGATTGATTCCAGAAGAACTTAAAACTGATATATTAAATGTTTGTGCAAGATTAGGACAAGGCGGAAAACGTCGAAAAACTCGTAAGTTCAATAAAAAACGGAAGATGAAGTCAAAATCAAAGACATACAAGAAATGATAATTTATAATCCATTCAACTCTAAGAACCGCTTGTTTGTTAAGTCAGACATTCAATCGGTCCTTAAGAAACATCGTTGTGAGTTTGAAGTACAGAATGTATCACTGTTTCAGAAAGCAATGATTCATTCTTCGTATGTTAAGCGTGATGTATATACTACACCTACAGGTGAGATTACTCAGCTGGCAGATAGACCTGAAAATTGTTTGGAACTGTTTGATTCTTCTTACGAAACGCTTGAGCATCTGGGAGATTCAATTCTTGGCGCAACAGTATCTACATATCTTCTTAAGAGATTTCCAACTGAAAATGAAGGATTTCTTACAGACTTGAAGAAGGATATTGTCTGCAACGATATGCTTGGGTCTTTGAGTGTAAAGATTGGTCTAGATAAGTTCTATATCATTTCTAGACATAATGAAGATATCTGTAACGGACGAACAAATGTGAAGAAGCTTGGTGATATTCTGGAGGCATTCATTGGCGCACTCTGGACGGATTCTGGAAATGATTACAAGATTGTTTCAACATTCATTATCTCTCTTATTGAGATGTATATCAATATTCCAAAACTACTTCTTAACAATAAAAACTATAAGGAGCAGCTACAGAAACTCTATCAATCTAAGTTTCATCATACTCCAAAATACGTAATGCTATCCTCTGCTGCAAACACCTATACGATGGCTGCAGTAGATGAAAATGGCGCACATTTAGGAATTGGTAATGCCGTAACAAAAAAACAAGCCGAACAGTTAGCAGCAAAGCAATCAATTGAAAAACTTAACTGCTTGTAGAAAACTCACCTGCATATGCATCATCGATTGACAGCTTTTGAAGAGTAGCCATGACTTCCTTAATATCAAATGCACCATGTCCTTCCTGTACAGACATTTTGCTACCTTCTTTAATTGCTTTGTCAAGCCAAATTTTCATGTCAGCATTTTTACTCTTAAGAATACCATTGAAATACGCAAGCCAAATACTGCTCATTTTTTTAGCGTTTTCTGTAAACTTGCCAGAGATAAATGGAGCTTTATTTCCCTTCTTAGCCCAAATATAGGTCGCATAGCTTTGACAGAAGTTATTTGTTGCAGGGATTTGTACTCCTGCCACATAGGAGTCATAAATAACTCTTGGTGCTCCAGGAACTAAAGCTTCGTATCCTTTCCAATGACCACCGTCATATGCAATACCACAAAACTCTGGAGGAACAACAGTTGCACTGCGACTTTTTCCTCGTAGAACCTGGCAATCTGGTCTTCCATTAAACTCAGCAAAATCAGTTAATATTTCCTCGTCAGATATTGCATTAATTAGATGCTGAAACGGAGTATTAAAATCCATATCAATTTCACTTCTAGCTCGCTTTGCACCACCGCGTTTATTTTTTTTCGAACGTAATCTATTTTTACGAGTTTTCATTACATATTAACACCGATTGTTTTCTTTTCGCGAGGAAGTCTACGGACAAGTAGCTCGCGCTGAGTTCCTCCAACAGACATATCTTCTGCTCCTTCAGGAATTCCTTCAATCGCACGAAGAACCTCTGCTACACGATGAGGCTGGTCTGCAAACTGTAGAAGTAACTGAGTTCGAATTACATTACGCTTCAAAGCAGGACGAGATGTTCTTACGCTACGACTAATATTGCCAACACCATTGCCTTCTAAAGCAAAGTTATCAACCTCATTAACTCGCATAAACTCCAGAATCTTTCCTGAGTTTTCCTTCTTTTTATCTTTTAATAACTTGATTTGCTTACGAAGATCACGCTCCTCATCATCAAATGAAATCCACTCCTTTATAATCTCGCGAACCTTTTGCGTTGCGTCTTCCATTTAGGTTCCTTATGTTTCATCGTTGAAAGTCTCTTTCCACCTATAGGCAAAGTTTGATGATACTCTCCCATATATGGAATAAAACTTGCGAGAGTTGGGTATTCTTTTAAAACTATTGCCATACGCTCTGCTTGGTTGATACCCTTGCTAAGAATGATTCCAATAATTGGAACCCAGTTTGCCATATGGGCGACTGCGCCTCCTAAATCACCTTCTCCTGCAGCAAGCATTGTAGACAAAGCAGTAGCAATTGCAGTAAATGGTGCAACAACAACTGCTCCAACTGGACCAGCAACTGCCTGTCCCGCATCATTTGCAACTGTAACTCCAAATTCAGATGATAATTGTAGTGCTTCTAATATTAAATCAGAGAATGGTATACTATTTTTAACATTATCTACAGTTCCAGTTATAAGTCCATACGCAGAGCCAATGGTGTTATTAATAAGGGACGGTGTATAATCACGAAGGAGAGCTTTTATTGCTAAGTCAGTATATGGATACTGTGAGTCATCACCACCGCTCTGTTTTAATGATCTTAGAATCTTTTTAGCGGTAACTTCATTAAAAATAGGTCTGGTTTTAGCCCTATCATAATACGCCGATTCAATAATCTCTTTTGTAGTTGTGAATTTACTATGTTTTAAATAGATATATAAGCTTATTATTTTAATCAAATTATCTACAATGACTTTATCTTTAACTTTGCGTCGTATAGATTTATACGCGCGTAATTCCCGTTTTGTAAACGGCGGACTTTCATATATCCAAACCATTAATTAAAGCCTATAAATTATAATGGAAGACATGCAGGGAAGGCATGACATAACCTGGCACTCACAATTAGAAAGAATATTATCAGATGAAGGAGAACGATGTTTATGCTTTCAATGGTTACATTCTAAATCAGAGGCGCGTTATACAAAATTAAATACATACTTAAGTCTTCCCGTAATTATACTCTCAACTATAGCTGGTGCAAGTTCAATTGGTTCTCAGACATTATTTGGAGGTAACTTTCAAAACGCAAGTATTGGAATTGGAGCGGTAAGTTTAACTGTAGCAACTATGAATACAGTCGCAGGATTTTTTGCATGGGCTAAGCGTTCTGAAGCTCATCGAATCGCTTCTCTTACATATGGAAAAATTTATAGATTTATTCTTATTGAATTAGCATTGCCAAGAGATGAACGAATGGCTCCTAAGGACATGCTAAAAGTAGTTCGCGACCAATGTGATCGTATGAATGAAACAAGTCCACAGATACCAGATGTTATTATTAATGAATTTAAGCAAAAATTTAATGAAACAACGCCCAACATTAAGAAACCAGAAATTACAAATGGACTAGATCCTATTGTAGTAAATACACTTGGAACGGTAACACCTGTTCACAGCCCAAGTATGAAACTCCCTGTTCTTAAAATTTCCATCGACGAGAACACTCAAGACACGTTACAAAGGTAGTCATAGGTTCATCAGCAGATCGTGTTTGCATCTGATAGTAATCGCACTTGGTCTTCTTCTTGCAGGAAGAACACCACATAAAGATTGCGGCACTTTCATTCTTAGAGTAGAGCTTCTTCTCGCTTTCAATAATCTTCTCAATAGAGCTCTTCCATACTGAAGGACATAAATCTACGGCATTCATCTCTGCAAATTGACGATGAGTAATCTCGCCAGACTTAAGCTTACTCAGCCAATCAATATCAATACCACGTCTCATATATTCATAAAATGAAATTGCTCGACTACGATACATGTTCCAAAATACTCGATTATTCCAATCAATATCTATATTCTCCTTAATTGCTTGCTCGCACACAACATGAAGAATTGCTTCTTCTAAATTAGTGGCAGAACTAATAAACTCAGTAAAATTTTCAGTCACTTTATCACGAATTGCACACTCAACAAATACGTTCTTTGAATGAGTCTGAATAGGACGTACAACATGAACGATCTCTTTTACAACTTCCTCTTCTTCATCTTCTTCAATATCCGGCTCTGCTTCTTCATCCTCATTTTCCTCATTATCAACTATTTCCGCTTCTGATTCAACGTCTTCAAGAGTCCATTCTTGGTAAACACTTTCATAATGATCAGACTTCAGATTAATGTATGATGAAATATTAGGATCATATTCATCCTGCTCTTCAGATTCAGTAGCAAGAATTACAATTTGGCCAGTATATGACTCTTCATCAAATGGAGATGGAAGCATATGTTGATTAATGTTTTCCTCTGAACCATTAGCTCCTGCAAAGATAGATAACCAATGCGTATCTTTAATGGGATCTTGAATCTTTCCTTGAAACTGAATTTCAGGGTTTTTATATTTCTTACGAATCCACTCTAAAACATCTGCAGTCTTTGCAGGAACTTGAATGTCTCCAATTGTTCCATTGATTGAGATAACAACACCGTTCGTCATTTTAGTAGAAGAGTGGCTCATGTTAAATACTTTCGTTTTCGACATGAAAATGGAAAACGGATTTCATCATAGCAAGGATAACCTACTACCACAGACAAAATGTCATACATACCGCCACAAATGCGCAACAAACAATCAATGGAGACCAATAGTGCAGTTAGCCGGTATCAGCGGCAACCGAAGCGCCCGCAACAGAAGCCTCGCTGGCAGATTGAGGAGGACATGAAGCAAGCAGAGGAGGAGGAGAAGCGCAAGCAGGCAGAGCGCGGTCTCGAGCGCACGGAAGAGAACTTTCCTGCTCTCGGGAATGCGGGGGCAAAGCAGATGACATGGAGTGGACGTAAGTTTACTGAGCTTGCGTCCGAGTGGAAGGAAGAGACTGATCGCGAGAAAGAGGCGCGAGAGTTGGAGGAGAAGCGCACTGATGACAGTGACTTTGTTCTTCCTCGCTTTCACAATATTCGCCGCTTTGCCGAGCCTGAAGAGCGTCTGGATGAGACTGTCGAGGAGAAACCTGTAGACGAAGAGGGTCAATGGGAGACGGTGAATCGTAAGGTTCGCAAGGAGAAGCGCGAGCTTACCTTTGAGGAGCTAGAGGAGAAGTATGGTGGAGAATGTGACGCTGAAGAGGACGGAACAGTCTGGGGTGCACCTGAGGAGCATCAGACGTGCTGGGATGAGCGCCGCTAAGATGGAGAAATATCAGAAGAAGTAAATGAAGGAAGAGCAGCTTTAAAAATAAAAGACCGCAGGTAAACTGCGAATTTTTGCCCCTGTAAAACTAGATACATTCCCCAAGGACCCTTAGATTGCGTCCATCCATAATAGATTCCTGCGCCTATTGAAAGAATCATCATAATCACACTAAATATTTCCATGTAACCATTTATCTCAATCTGCCTAGATGCCCACTCATGAAGCCAGTGTTTCTTCTTTTTGTCTTGCTCACTTTTTGCATTCTGCATACCAGCAGATTTCACGTCTTTTACATCTGGCTTCTTTCCAGAGCGCTTACACCTCATGTATGTCTTTCCATCTTTAGGCATAGGACCACCTGGAAGCTGAGCAATATCATTAAAGAAAACTTCACGATTTCCAAGCTGTTGAATTGGACGAGAGCCAGGAATTACATTTTTTACAAGAAGAGCAAAGTCTGATGAATCAATATTAATCATACTTTGAAACACGACCCACTTAGTCTGCTGGCAAGGCGGAACAACCATAGAGCCATCATATACGTAATACGAGCCTGCCGGTGGAACCATCATGAAAAGACCCCATTGTTCGCCCAAACTTACGGATGTAGTTTCAGCACTTGGATTTGCGTATGGCACAAATGCATTGAAGAAATGCAGAGATGATGTTGGATTAGGGTTGACACGAACTAAAGCGCTGACACAAAGCATTCCCGATGTAGGACTACTAAACATGGCAATCACCTCCGCATCTGCCTGAATGTTTTCAATTGTGTGGTGGCTTGGATGAGTAACAAGTAAACTATTGCAAGAATATGATTCTCCTGCAAATTTACAGCTTCCTAATCCAGTTTGGCTTTGTAGAATAAGACCCTCATCAGATACTATGACATTTGCTTGCGAGATATATGCATCATCAAATGTAAGTTCGCATAAAAGGTCACATGGTTTTGAACCAGACTGAGATAGATTAATGGGACTTTGCTCAGCATTAGTACACTGGTCGCCCCATGAGGAACTTGACCCATATATGCTCATTTGTAGTTTCTCATGATTTTGTATCGTGAGAATAAGCAATGGACTCTGGTGGAATTAGTGCTGTCATATTTGCTATATTGTTTCTTGTTGTTGGTTCGGCATATGCGCATAAACTTTGGACAGAAGGTGCTCTTAATGCTGTTACACCAGGAAATGGAATAGGCTTTTTATCTTTGATGATTCTCTATTTGCCAAATACACTTTTTGCATATGGATTTATTGCTGATTTAATGAATAGTCATTATCATTATTCTGTAGCTGGAATTACTGCTTTAGTTGGCATGATAATTAATAAGTTAATTGGTGGACCAGTTGTTGATGCAATTGTAAGTGTATTATCTTTTCTTGGAACTCAGTTTGCAAAGCTTCCACTTGCTGCTAAGGCTCTTATTGGTATTGCAGGTGTCGGTGCCGCCGCTGTAGCTGCTCCCGCTGTAGCTGCCGCTGCTGCTGCTCCAGGTGCTCCAGTTTTTGCTCCAGGTATGTTTGGCGCTCCTGGTGCAAATCTTGGAGCTGCTGGGCTATTTGGGCCTCCGGCTGCCGCTGCTTTATTTGGTAATGCTCCAGCTGCTGCTGCTCCAGGTGCCGCTGCCGCTGCTAATCCGTTTGGTGTTGGTGCTGCTGGATTGGGTGCCGCTGCTAATCCGTTTGCTGCCGCTCCCGCCGCTGCCGCTGCAGCATTACCTGCAATAGCTCCTCCGGCCGCCGCTGCTGCCGTTGCCGCACCTGTTGTTGCTGCGGCCGCCGAAAGAAACCCATTTGCAGATGCACAAGCTGCTGAACGAGCGGAAAATGCAAGAATTGCGGCTGAAGAAGCTGCGGAAAGACGTCGTGCCGAACCAGGCGCTAACCCATTTCGCGGTGGTCGCAGAACACAGAGAGGTGGCGATACGAATATGTGTAGTCTACCTGGATTTGAATGGCTTGAAAATGCGATTGCTCCTCAAGGCATTATTATGTCAATGACTGTTCTTTGGTATCTTATGATTGAATTATGGGATAGTGGAGCTGCGAGCCAGAGCATAGCACTTGGAGCTACAACGGGTGCTGTATTTATTCTTCAGTCTCTTGTATTATATAACAATAACTGCCTGAGAGCATACAAGTATGGAAACTACTCTGTAATTATATCACTTTTTATGGCGATTACATTTGCAGCATCTTCCTACTTTATTCAAAAAAGATTTCTAAGTGGTTCTTCTGCTTCTTCGGGTGGTAGTTCTCCTCCAGTTCCCACACCATCAGGACCAAAGTGCCCAGATGGCACGGTTCTAAACTCAAGTGGAACTATGTGCCTTCCAACATTGCCTGGCACAAGCGGTAAAAAAGTATCAGTTGGTGATCCTAGTGGCACGTCAGCGCCAGTAAGTGATGATGATCAGTTTGTATGTGAAGCCTACAGAGATGGTGAAGTGGTTACATCTACGATTGTTGAATAAGACGAAGACCATTTCGAAGAATACGATAATAGGCAGAAATAGTAGTGCCTGACTGTTTCTCTACCGAAATAACATTACCTTCTGCATTCTTTGTCTCAACGACAATTGTTGGAACAACTGTTACATTATAGGACTCTGCGATTCCATCCTTATCATCATGTGTGTTTACAGAATACCAATTAACTGTATTAAAGTCTTCGGTTAGGTCTTCTACAGCTCCCTTGATTGCCTTGCACGGTGCGCAAGTTGGTGACCAGAAATGATAGGCAGTGACACTCATTCTTCCTTTATTATTGTAACGCCTTCATTAATTAAACCATTATCCGTTTTAAGTCGATATAAATTGCTTCGGTGTAGACGTTGTTTCTCTACACCAAATCCTTTCTTCTTAACGGTCTTCGTAAATGCAGAGATGAGTGCCTTATCAAGCTCACTTTCATCAAGTTTTGAAAGATTTAGCATACACCATCTTACTAAATCACGCTCTCCAATCGGAGCGCCCATTAATTTTAATGGACATCCTTCAATAGCTTCCTCACCATTTGACGTAATCTCTTTGATCTCTTCTTCGGGGTGAATGATTCTGGAAGCCATTCGATCTACAATATGATTATTACGACTATGTTCATCAACACCGCCAGTATGAGCTTTTACATATGTGATATTATAAGACTTGAATCGAGAGAGACGATTCGAGGTATCTTCAATTATATCTCGATGAATAACATCACCACCTTGTGATGTCTTCCAATTCTTTGCAACCCATGATGACAGCCAGTTCGTAAGACAATTCTTGGAATACATAGAATCCGTGTAGATTTTTAGTTCAGTTTCAGCAAGAGGAAATGCTATTTCTGCAGCTTTTACTGCCTCACTAATTGCCATTAGTTCTCCTCGTTGGTTGGTTTGCGTTTGATCTTCCGGAACACGAGCGGCGTTTGAAAGTGGCTTATTCTCTGGAAAGTAGAATGCCCAAGAAGCCTTTGCGTCCTTCTTACCATTGTGAGAGCAAGCTCCGTCTGTGTATACTTCGACCTTCATAGTTGTTTAATGATTGGCTTATGTATATTTGTTGGCATTCGTTTTACAATACATCTACTTTGAATAGCAGGTTGAATTGTTGTTGGATCTTCTACATGAAACCATACACGACATTTGAATGAACGTTCTTCAAGAGAGCGGCGAATCATTTGTTGGCACGAAAATGTTAGAAACTCGGCATGCCAAACAATCAAAATACGCATACGCTTTTCTTGCTTTTCAGCAACCTGTGAAATCCAATTGTAAAACCAAGGCGAGAATGTATCCACCGTATTTACTTCGGCAGCATCTATCTCTGCAAATTCACACTCTTTTGCGTAAACTTGTTTATATTCTTTCCACGCTTTTTGAGTCTCTACATCATTGAGAGGTTCAAAAAGTATATAATGCGGTGGAGGATATTGTAGCATTGTATAATTTACTTAGTTTCCTGTAGACCCAAGAATCTTCTTTACAGGAACCTCCTTTGAAAGAACATACAAACTGTTTTCTGTAGCAACAATGTAACAATTCTCGCAAGTAAAAACGCTTTGAATTGATGACGTATACTCGCTATCTGACTTTACAAGAAACTTTGTATTGTCTGCTTGAACTCCAATACAGCACTTCTTCTCAAGGCTATCACGAAAATAGTCAAGATATATAGGCTTATCTTCATCAACGGCTAGCTGAGCCGCCCTTAGTAAAACACTTGCGGATGGTAGAGCCATTTATTTCTATGATTTGTTTGTTCTCGTCTCTCCTAAACGCATTTTAGTGTATCTT